ATCACATGGCTTGTGTCCCTGCAAACCAACCCTAGAATCTGCACGCATGAGTATTGAGATTGATCTGGGGATCGTGCATCACTTCTCGGCGGGTATGTACGCCAAGCAGATGCACCTTCCTGCGGGTCACTATGCGGTTACGCACGCGCACGCATACGACCACTTGAGCATCCTGGCCAAGGGTCGCGTGATCGTGGAGATGGATGGCCATGAGTCCGAGTATGTCGGCCCGGCCTGTCTCACGATCCATGCGGGCAAGCATCACCGCATAGCTGCTCTTGAAGACAGCGTCTGGTTCTGTGTCCATGCAACCGATGAGACAGATCCAGACAGGGTGGATGAAGTAACGATAAGGGGAAGATGATGCCGTGGATTGCAGCAGCCATTATTGCATCGGGTGTTTACCAGGGCGCTCAAGCCAGAAAGAGTCGCAGCGAGGCTGCGGCCCAGCAGCAGCAGGCTCTAGCGCAGCAAGCCTCTGATGCCGCCAAGATGCGCGAGCAGATCGCCCGGCAGACCGAAGCCTACAACGCTCAGGCCACCTCGCTGCAGCAGCAGGCCGAGACCGCCCGCCAGCAGTTTGATCTGTCGGCTCAGACCTACCGCGACAACAAGCTGGCCATGGAGAACCGGGCAAAGGAGATCCAATCCGCTGCTGACGAGGAACGTCGAAAGGCCGCGGCCTCCGAGGCCTCTGCCCTTCGCGCCCGCACCCGTGGTGGCCGCCGCTCGCTGCTCTCTGGTGAGCGCATGGATGCCGAGCTGGGTGTGGGCATGGCCCTGGGTGGTGGATCGGGGATGTTGCAGTAATGGCAACCTTTCGCCCCACCCAAGTAAATCTGGCACGGCTATCGCGCCGCACGGGTGGCCTGGACAGGTTGGCCAGGGAGTACAGCCAGCAAGTCACGGCCATGACCGAGGACTACGCCAAGCAATTCTCTGGCTATCAGCAGCGCGTGAGCCAGCAGATGGCCCCGTATGAGGAGGCCATCAAACAGTATCAGAACGTGGCCCAGCCGCAATACCAGCAGGCCATGGCTGATTACAACGCACAACTGGAGGCCTACCGCCAACGTCTTGCGGAGCTGGAGAGAGACCCTGTGACTGAGCGCCAGGGGGAAGTGAGCTACCGCACTTGGTATGGAAAGCAAAAGACAGACAGATTCACCTACTACGAGCCCAAGGAGATCCCCAGCTTCACCGCGAAGATGCCGGAGATTCCTGAGGCACCAATGGCCCCTCCCGAGGTTGAGAAGTTTGATGCCTCGGCTTTTGAGGGTCAGCGCAAGATGGCCAGCGCACAGCTCCAGCGCGAGATCGGTGAGCGCCGGGCTGCACGCCTGCAAGCAACAAAACGCACATCTAGAACGATGCTGGGAGGGATCAAAGAATGAAGACCAAGGTCGAGAAAGTAATGCACGAATACAAGGCCGGGACGCTCAAGTCCAGCTCTGGCGACAAGGTCACCAACCGAAAGCAGGCCATCGCAATCGCGCTGTCTGAGCAGCGCCAAGCCCGCAGCAAGCGCAAGGGTGGTCTGATGAAGGAGGCCATGGCATGAAGATCGAAATCTCTATTGAGAAGAATGGCGAGTACAAAGACAAGCCGGAAGAGATGGAAGAGTCCGAGCTTGAGGATGAGCAGAAGATGGCCATCGGTAACAAACTCAAGAAGAACATCGCGCTGACGCGGATGGAGCGCAAGCTGTTGGCTCAGTACCTGCTCAAGGAGGAAGACTGATGAAAGAAGTCTGGGACAAACCTCGGCCCAAGGAATTGGGCAAGCCCCAAGAACTAAGCTCCGCGCAGAAGGCCAACGCCATGCGCCGGGCCCGCAAGGCTGGGCGACCCTACCCCAACCTGATCGACAACATGGCGGCAGCCAAGGCCAAGAAGTGAGCAAGCTCAAAGATCCTGATGGCGGTCTGACCGAGGCCGGGCGGCGGCACTACGAGCGCACGGGCGAGAGCAAGAACTTGCAGCCCGGCGTGAAGGAGTCCACCCCTTCCGGTGATCGTGCCCGTCGCAAGGGTTCTTTCCTGGCCCGCTTCTACACCGACCCTAGCGGCCCGCTGGTCAAGGACAACGGGGAGCCCACGCGCCTCGCCCTGGCCGCCCGCGCTTGGGGTGAGCCCGCTCCCCGCACCGCCGCTGCTGCTGCCCGCCTTGCCGCCAAAGGCCGCAACCTGCTGGCCAAATACAAAGCCCAAAAGGACTGAGTGAATCATGGAATACAAAGACAAAAGCGGCGGGATGCGCCTAACCCCCGAGCAGATCGTCAAGCGCCAAGACGTTGCCCAGAAGAAGAAGGACGAGTTCCAGGCCCTGTACATGGATGCCTACGAGTTCGCCCTGCCCCAGCGCCAGCTCTACGGGGTCTGGGAAGGCGGCTACACAGGCAAGAACAAGATGACGCGGGTCTTTGACTCCACCGCCATCAATAGCACCCAACGCTTTGCCAACCGCCTGCAGTCTGTTGTCTTCCCGCCGCAGCGCAAATGGTGCCGCCTGGATGCTGGCAGCGACATCCCCATGGATCGCAAGCAGACCGCCCAGGCCGTGCTGGAGGTGTACGGCGACAAGATGTTTACCGTGTTGCGCCAGTCCAACTTCGACATCGCCATGGGCGAGTTCCTGCTCGACCTGGCCGTGGGCACTGCCTGCATGATGGTTCAGCCCGGCGACGATGTGAGCCCCATCAACTTCATCCCGGTGCCGCTGTTCCTGGTCACCTACGAGGAAGGGGCCAACGGTCAGGTGGACAATGTCTACCGCAAGATCCGCATGAAGGCCGAGTCCATCCAGCGCCAGTGGCCAGATGCCAAGATTGAGGGCCAGCTTGCCCGCCTGATTCAGGACAAGCCCACCGAGGATGTGGAGCTGCTGGAGGCCACGGTGTATGACGCAAAGCGCGGTGACTACTGCTACCACGTTATCTACACGCACGGCAAAGATGAGCTGGTCTACCGCCGCCGCAAGTCCAGCCCCTGGGTGATCAGCCGCTACATGAAGGTGGCAGGCGAGATCTATGGCCGGGGCCCGCTGCTCACCGCCCTGCCCGACATCAAGACCCTGAACAAGACGATTGAGCTGCTGCTCAAGAACGCCTCGCTGGCGGTCTCGGGTGTCTACACGGCAGCGGATGACGGGGTGCTGAACCCGAACACGGTGAAGCTGGCACCGGGGGCCATCATCCCCGTGGCCCGCAACGGTGGCCCACAAGGCCCTGCCCTTGCCGCCCTGCCCCGCTCCGGCGACTTCAACGTGAGCCAGCTAGTCATCAATGACCTGCGTGCCAACGTCAAGCGCATCCTGCTGGATGAGTCCCTGCCGCCGGACAACATGAGCGCCCGCTCGGCCACCGAGATCGTGGAGCGCATGAAGGAGCTTTCCCAGAACCTGGGCTCTGCCTTTGGTCGCCTGATCAACGAGACCATGATCCCGCTGGTGGCCAAGATCCTCGAGGTGATGGACGAGCGCGGGCTGATCGACTTGCCACTGCGGGTCAACGGTCTGGAGGTGCGCGTGGTGCCGGAAGCCCCGCTGGCCCAGGCCCAGGCCATGGAAGAGGTGCAGGCCATCATGCAGTACGCCCAGATCATGCAGGGATTCGGTGCTGACGGCGCTGTGGCTCTGAAGACCGAAGTGCTGCCCGACTACTTGGCCGAGAAGCTCAGTGTGCCCGCCGCTGTACGCAATACCCGCGAGGAGCGTGCTGTGCTGCTGGAGGAGGCCCAGAAGGCCCAGCAGAACCAGATCATGGCCCAGGGCATGATGATGCAGGCCCAGGCTGATGCAGCCTCTGGCATGGCCCCTGAAGGGATGCCTGCATGAGCTGGGAAGAACTGGAATCCATCGGTCAGACAGAAGACATCCGAGAAGTCACGCAAAAGCGTGAAGACCTAGCCCGCCTGTGCCTGCGGGTGCTAGGCAGCGAGGACGGCCAAAAGCTCTTGGAGTGGCTGCGCGAGATGTATGTGGATGTGCCCGTTGCCGTGCCGGGTGCTGATCCCTCCCATGCCTTCTTTGCTGAAGGGCAAAGGAACGTGGTGCGGGACTTGATAGCGCGGATCAACCAAGCAAGGAAGCTATGAGCGACACCAACGACCAGCCCGGCGATTCGTCCGGCCTACTGGACGCGGTCACTGTTGAAGACCCCTCCAAACCCGCAGAGCCCCAAAAGGCTGAGATCCCGCACAGGGCAGAGCCCACCGCAACTGCGGCAGCACCTACCGCAACTGCGGCAGAGGCCACGCCAGAGTGGATGCCAGAGAACTTCCTCAAGGACGGCAGACCCGACTATGAGGCCCTGGCCAAGTCCTGGCGCGACCTGCGCGGCAAGATCAGCAAGGGTGCCCACAACGCCCCTGCCGACGGCAAGTACAACTTAAGTGCTTTCGGGGAGAATGGTGAAGAGAACCCCATCGGCCAGACCCTGGCTGGCTGGGCCAAGGAAAACGGCATCAGCTCTGCTGCCTTTGAGGAGCTGACCTCCAAGATCAGCGCCCAGGCGCAGGAGATCATGGGTGCCGACATGGTCGATCCCAAGGCTGAGATGGCCAAGCTGGGGCCTAACGCCAACGCGGTGGTCAATGGCATGGTCGATTGGGCCCGTGGCCTGGTCAACAAGGGTGTCTGGTCAAAGGACGACTTTGAAGAGTTCAAGATCATGGGCGGCACCGCCCGTGGCTTGCAGGCCCTGGTCAAGATCCGCGAAGCCTACGAGGAAGTACCGCAGCGACCCCGCCTACCGCCAGAAGGTCGAGCGTCTGTTCGCGCAGGTGCTTGGATAGTTTCGGTTCCTTCCGTTGCCATTTGCCCCGGTCTAACCAGCCGGGGCTTTTTTCTTCAAAGCAACAGTGGGGGTATTGACAAAGTCAAATTAGCCCTACAATCAAGACCAAGGCCCACCGCGCAAGCGACCCTGACCGTGGCGAGATGTCAACGAGTGGCTGCCGCAAGCAGCAAGCACAGGCCCGCATCTGCGGCTCACCGACGCGCAAACCCTGTCCAACAACCGAAGAGGTAAATCATGAGCGTTTCTCTGTCGAACGCCTTTGTGACCCTGTTCGACGCTGAGGTCAAACAAGCCTACCAGGGCAAAGCAATGCTGGTGGGCGCTGTGCGTCAGCGTCGGGGTGTCGAAGGTTCCACTGTTAAGTTCCCCAAAGTTGGTCGCGGTGTGGCTACTGCCCGCGTGACCCAGACCGATGTCACCCCCATGAACGTCGGCTTCTCCACCGTGACTTGCACGATGGGCGACTGGAATGCCGCTGAGTACAGCGACATCTTCTCGCAGCAGAAGGTCAACTTTGATGAGCGCAGCGAGCTGGCCCAGGTGGTCGGTGCCGCGATTGGCCGCCGCCAGGATCAACTGATCCTCGACGCGCTGAACGCAGCATCCAGCACCGGCACGGTGGCAAACTCTATTGGTGGTGCTAACACCAACATGAACATTGCCAAGCTGCGTGAGGCTGCCAAGATCCTCAACACCAAGAACGTGCCTGCTGAAGGCCGTAACATCATCATCCACGCCAACTCGCTGGCTTCGATGCTGGAGCAGACCTCGGTGACGAGTTCTGACTTCAACACCGTCAAGGCGCTGGTTCAGGGTGAGATCAACCAGTTCATGGGCTTTACGTTCCATGTCCTGGGCGACCGTTCTGAGGGTGGACTGCCCATCGACGGCTCTTCGGATCGCACGCTGTTCGCGTTCCATCGTGACGCAATCGGCTACGCTGAAGGCATCGCTCCTCGCACCGAGATCAACTACATCCCTGAGAAGACGAGCTGGCTGGTGAACGCCCTCTTCTCGGCGGGTTCGGTTGCTATCGACTCCGAGGGTATCGTCAAAATCACCGCCCGCGACACTGCGGCTGCGGCTTAATAGGGGAGGCTGACAATGGCTTACTCTGCTGACGGCTTTACCGCCTACTCCGCGTCCAAGCGCGGCAACGCCCCGTCGATGTATGGTTACAAGACCACCGACGCAATCGCTGATGTGAATACCGCCGGGTATTTCAACAGCTTGTCCAGCCTGCTGGAAGTTGGCGATGTCATCCACTGCGTGACCTCCACCGGCACTACCGCCGTGGTCACGCTGGTGTATGTCGTTTCCAACGCTTCTGGCGTGGTTGATGTGACTGACGGCACCACGCTGTCGGCCACTGACGGCGACTGACACTAGTCAGCGCAAGCGGGCCAGCCCCTGAGAAATCGGAGGCTGGCCCTTCTCACATTAAGAGGTTCGTATGGCCGCAGGCGACACTGGAATCACCATCTGCTCTGATGCGCTGCTGATGCTAGGCGCAAAAGCCATTTCTTCATTCAATGATGGCACGGATGAATCCAGCGTCTGTGACCGTCTGTACCCTGACATCCGCGACTCTACGCTGATGATGTATCCCTGGAGCTTTACCTTCAAGAAGGTGCAGCTCTCGCGTTTGCTGACCGCTCCGACCAGCGTCTGGAAGTACGCCTACCAGCTCCCCGGAGACCGCCTGGGCAACCCGCGTGCCGTATTTGACACCGCCGCTGTGGGCGCAACCCCGCGCAAAGAATGGGAGATCCAGGGCGACCAGCTTCTGTGCAACCTGGAAAGCGTCTTCATTGATTACCAGTACAGCGTGGGCGAGTTCGCCATGCCTCAGTACTTCGTGCAGCTACTGAAGTATCAGGTGGCCTGGCACATTGCAGAGCCGATCACTGAGCAGAACGACAAAGCTGGTTTCTGGCGGCGCATGGCGCTGGGTGAGCCGGGCGAGAACGGGCGTGGCGGTTACTTCCGTCAGGCCACGCAGATCGACGGTGCGAACAATGCCGTCAAGGTCATTGACGATTACACTCTGATCACCGCGAGGTACTGATGCCGCGCTTTGTAGACATCCAGAGCAACTTCAGCACGGGCGAGCTTGACCCGCTGCTGCGCTCGCGTGTCGAGCTTGATCAGTACAACAACGCGCTGGCCAAAGCCACGAACGTCCTGATCCAGCCCCAGGGTGGCCTGCGCCGCCGCCCCGGCACCAAGCACATCTTGGAGCTGCCCAACAGCAGCACCCCGAGCGCAGGCAACGGCGTGCGGCTAGTTCCCTTCCAGTTCTCGGTGACCGACAGCTATATGCTGTGCTTCACGCATCAACGGATGTACGTCATCAAGAATGGCGTAGTGATTGCGGCCATCAACGGCGGGGCCAACAACTACCTGACGACTAGCATCACCAGCGACATGGTCGATGATATGTGTTGGACGC